CTCTATCGCTAGGCGCAGAGTATATACTAAAAATTTAGTTAGAAAGAGGGAATTTAGACAGGTTCCAACCTTATGAAAAATGACTATAGTTTAGTACTAGTATAATTGATTGTAGTGATATTTACGTAGGGAATTCTAGCCATTTCATGAAATGAAATTGCGGGGGTAAAATTTTTAGATAATTCATGAGTTGGATTCTAGCCCATTTCATGAAATGAAATTGCCTGGTGGGCAGTAAAAATTTCATTTTTTAGGTGCCAAAAAATTTACGGTGCTGGAAGAAAATTTCATTTTCAGGACTGTAATTCTGCCTAGGATCGCACGGAGTGCGGTTACAGTTAGGCGCCCGCGAAATTTCATTTCTCAGCCCACGAAAATCAGATCCGAGCCAGTCCGTGGCGTCGGATTTTTTCGTTTTTGTAGTTAAAAAATTTTTCACACACGGCGGTTGACGCACACGAATGGAATTCGTTAGCTTAGTAGAATCGTCTTAGCTCCGCTAAGCCCGAGCTTGCGGAGTTGACCACACTGAAAAACCCTAGTAATTTTTCAGCCTGTCCATGAGCTACCAATCGCATTCCAACTAGGATTGCGCGAGGAGCTATTATACTATTTAGAACTGCTGATACACTGGAACTGAATGTGAGTGCTGCTGACTAGCGTCGAGTTACTCGGTATCGTGAATTCTTGTTGTGAAGCTCAACTAATGGAATTAGTTTGCGGTGCTGCTGACCTGTGTGCAATTGCTCTAGCCGTACTTCACTGTTTTTGTTTTTTGGTAAAATTCGATGCCACTATCCCTGTGTATCGTACATACCGATCACACACTTATTACACGTCTAGTACTACACATTGCTGTGTCACTTGCGTCCCTCTGAGTAGGTCCCGTAGATCTTCCAATCCCGTAATTAAGTAGCAATACTTGGTATGCCGTTTTACGCAGTATTCTATGCGCAGCTCGCCTCCACTTGTAACCGACAGAACCTTCGAGAACCCCCTACACGTCTAGAACTGCGCATCGCTGCGCCTCTTGCGTCCCTCTCCGTAGGTCGTACACCGTAGGTGGGGGGAAGTTTAACCGTTGTGCCTTTCCTTGAGCAAGTGCTATGCCATGTGTTGCGCGGCTCGCCACCGCTTCGTCCACTCTTTTAACACGACCACTGAATACTTATTACACGTCTAGTACTACACATTGCTGTGTCACTTGCGTCCCTCTGAGTAGGTCCCGTAGATCTTCCAATCCCGTAATTAAGCAACAGTTTTAATCGGAGGTGTTAAACAGAAACTGTTTTAACCCACATGCGTTTTACCGCATCTACATTAATAATAGCATTTGCCGCCGCCACAGTCAATAAAAATTTTTTAAAAAGTACTCGGTTGTTCAACACACTTTATACCAAAAATATACTTACTGCAATTCTGCGATTCGCGTCAAAAAAGTACTTGCCAAAATTGTACTGGTACCGGGCGTTCGAACGGAGTTCGATTGGGCAACTAGACACTTTACATCAAAAATGTACTTGGTGTAATCCTGCGATTCGCGTCAATTTTGTACTTGTAGGTTTTCCACTGGCGCGCCGCGCGTTAGTTAACAGATTCGGTAGCACGGGTACACTTTGCATCAAAAATGTACTTGGTGTAATCCTACGATTCGCGTTGATTTTCTACTTGTAGGTTTTGCACTGGCGCAGCCGCATTGAGCGGCTGCGCCGGGGGTTGTTGTGGTTTCGTTCACTTTCCGTGCGGCGGTGTTACGGGCCAATTAAATCAATGACTTGGGGGCTGGGGCACCTCACGTGCTAACGCCTTGATTTTGCTGAGAAAGATTTTGCTTGCTCTGTCTACGCGAATCGCCTATATATGGTTCATCGAAAACAGGAGTTATAACATGTCTATCCAAACTAGCGTCACCATCGTAGATGATGAGGTTCGAGTGTCTGTTACTTCATTCTTTGAAACGGATGAAGAAATTCAGGAGGCTGCACTTAAAGCATTTGTGCGATCTCCTTATAGCTGTATGGGAAAGTATTACATTTATCTGTGCTGGCCTAGTAAGCATGACATGGTGTATGCTGCTTGGAATATTGTGAAGCCTACAGGTAAATTTAGCCGTAAGATGCTTTGGAGCATGAATCGTCAGGAAATCTGTGACTTCGTAGAGCTTATCAGAAAGACTAGTTGACATAGCTCTACAAATCGAGTATACCATTTACATCGAAAACAAAGGAGAAACCGAAATGACTAAGCTTCTTAAGAATGTTGTCTCCCAGCCGCAGTATCTGTATGACCTTGTTGAAGATAGGGGGGATGTTAGCCTCGTAATTGTGGACGCAGATAAGCCTAAGGAGGTTGCTTTCTGGGTTCTTACTATTGAAGCGGAAGGGCACATTATCATTCATAATAGTGTGTCCCCTGCGGCTGCCGCAGCTCTTGGCCTCAAGCTGGATGATGATGGGGCGGCTGTGGTTGCTTGGAGTTAAAACAAAAAAGCCTAGCAATCCCAGAGGGTTGCTAGGCCGAGCGCCGGGGCTGCTAACCCCTTGTTATTCATGGATAATATTGTAGCCGCAGCTAAGCCGCTCGCACATGTTATTATAAACTTCTTGGATTTCTTCTTCCGCCCAGCTTTCAATTTCTTCTGGAGGAATATCTGGCGGGACTTCGTATTCTTCTACGAACCGAGTCCCTGCAAAGCCATATGAGCCAGTAATCCTAATTCTAGTCATTCAAAATCCTCCTCGTCAGCGTCATCAAGATCAGAATAGCAGAAATGGCAAACATGCCCTTCTGCGCGATCATGGTATGTAAGTGATTCTATAGACCAATTCCAGCCACAATTGGCACACTCCGATATTTGCGCGTCAACCATTTCACGCACTTGTTCCTGTTCTTCTGCATTTAGGGCTTCAAATTCCTCAGTCCACGAAATGTTAAAAGAACCATCACTATAGCCAATGATTTCATCCGCAATCAATTCAAGCTTTTCAGACATTATCAATCTCCCGTTCCACACGTGCAATTGATTCTAGCAGCATGTCGAGTCTATGGTCAATATCAGCCATATTCCTAAGCCACTTAGAAGTCATCTTTTCAGGTTGCGGATACATACGTTTCTTTTCAGCAATAACGCGGTCAAGGTCGCGTTCCAGAGAGTCGAGCAGGGCACCCATTACAGCACCTCCAGAGCGTCAACAGTAGAGCCACTGTTGTGAAATTCAAAATCGGTCAGGCGTTCCATAAACAGATGGTTCAGGAAGTCGATGTATTCTTGGTAGGTCATAGTATTCTCCGTGTCTGATGAAACTGTTATACGGTGATTCTAGGCGGCTTGCAAGCACAAAGTTTCGTTTGAAATTAAGGGGTTAGGCTGTTGAGCGCCGGGGTTGTTAACCCCTTGTTTTTGTTGAGGAACCTCGGTTTCCCCCGATAGTGGCAGAAAGCACGAGCACGGCCAGCCATGTCCAGAATGTGTATGCAATGCCAAGACCAAACAGAGTATTCAATGCCCAGATAATTGCAAGCGGGCCCAGAATTACAAGCGCCACAACAAGAATCACTACGCTAATAATACCAAGTCCAGTGAGGTTATCAAAGTTCATTTTAGAACCCTTCCAGTTGAGTTTCGATTTCATATTTACGAGAAGCGGCGGCAGAGATATACACGCCTTCTCTCACAAGCTTATGTCGCACTACGCCTTCGCGCCGTCCAATTACAGCACCAATTTCAGCAGGGCTTTTGCCCTGCTTATACGCAGCTACCGCAGCGTCTACAAGCCATTGAGGCCAGGTTTCCCAGATCGGTTTTGCCATTTTATTTCCTCACATCAAATAGAGCGATTGAGAGATATGCCTCGATGCTCCAATTTTCAGGTTCAGTTCCGAGCTCTTGCTGGCGATTTCGCCCCCATTGTTCAGCTTCCGTATACGTATTGAATGGGCCAAAGATGTTAAGCATGTTAGTGTGTTTCTCCACAACATACCACTCATCATTGCCGATTTGCATATCAAATGTTTTTTTCATTTCACACCGCCGACATTTCGAGAATTTGACTCTTAGCGCGTTTGCTCAGAATAGCAACGGCTTCTTCCCAGGTTTTGAAAGGTTCACCCGTCATAGGATTGCCATCAGTCCAAATGCAGTCATCCCATTCATCATCGCAGACAACAGAGATATTGCTGTCATCTTGCAGATCGCCGTAACATTCCACTTGCGTTCCATTGTGTTCTACCTTGTGAAGCATCTTGTTTTCCTCTCTGATAGGTAGTTTATATGTGATTCTGCCGGGCTATGCAAGGAGAATCTTTGTAAAAAACGCAGATTTTTGCCTAAATTTGCATTTAAAATCAATAATTTAGGCAAAAAAGCGCCCCACCCGCTAACTCGTTGATTTTGCTTGAAAAACAAGGGGGCTTGCGCCCCCTTGTCCATCCGCTTACACCTCTTGAGGCTCTTGAGCAGGCTCAAGAGCAGCTTCAAGGCGGTGGGTCAGTTCGATGACCGCCTGAAGGGCCGCCTTAGTGGCGGGCATCAGGCCGTCAAGAACCTCAGAAGGAAAAACATCGCTCAGTTGAGCGAGAAGTTCCTTCTTAGTCGGACCATCCTCTTTGACAGCCTTCGGCGCCTTCGTCGGGGTCACATACACGCCCTCACGGACCAGCTTGGAACGGACAGACCGGACAGGCTTGCCGATGGTTTGAGCGATTTGCTCAATGCCATCATTGCCGAGTTCGGCATACATGCTCAGAAGGGTCTGCACCATGTCGTCCGTGTAGTTCACTTTCGCTTCAGCCATTTGATTTCTCCTTGGTTGGCTTCTCTGTTTCAGTGAGATCTTTATACGTGATTCGCGGGCGGTGTGCAAGCGGAATTTTACGTCGAGAAGCAGATAATAGTGTGCGAAATCAACCACTTACGCGGCGCGGCGCCGGGGCGGCTAACCCCTTGTTTTTATTGGTTAAAGCTCATCAATCAATTCCTCATCGAAATAACCGATTTGAGTCAGACATTCGTCTGCACCCTCTTTAGGGGTCAGACCATCCTCAAAGGCATCACGACTAAGCCAGTCAGGCAGTTCGTCCATACGAACCCCTGTAATCTTTTGCACAACACGATCAACTTGAATCATCCATTCTTCGTAACGCATTACTTATCTCCTTTTAGTGCGGTTTTTGCAACGTGAAATAGGGCAGAAGGTGTGGCAGGCGTTTCGATATATAGCGCGACTATAACCTGTAGCGCAGTCTTATACCTAATCATTAATTCATGGTCGCTCATTTTGTCAGTTTCTCCAGATAGTTGTCCAGCGCAATAACAATGCGCGCTTCTATTTCGTATGCACGCTTGTTAGAGCAGCATTGAATCTCAGTGATGATTGAATTATTAGCCCCTCTGATAATTACAGTCGCAGGATACCAGCGCGTATCGCACCAGTCGCTTTTCCATAGCAGACGATAAAACCAGCCTTTTCTGCGCCACCACAAATCTATGCGGCCATATCGGCTGCCCGGATGCACTTCTACTCTAGAGATAGTGAGCGGGTTAATTCCGTAAATCAGGTTGCTCATGTCGCCGTCCCCGTCTGCTGATGAAGTATGTATACGGTGATTCGGGTGCTAGTGCAAGCAAAATCTTTAGTAGCAAAATCAAGTAGTTATCCGGCTCAGCGCCCCGCCTGCTAAACCATTGATTTAGCAGGGGAAAGTGGGGCGGCTTATGCCGCCGCCACCATTGCATGTTGCGGCAAAATGCAATCGCCGCTAATACCGAGTCGCGTGTTAATCTTTTTCCATACCGCGCCAGCCAATTCTTTAGGCGATTTTACAATTGGCATTTCTTTCTTGCGCGAAAGGGCTTTGCACAGAATGTCAGATTCAATTTCCACATCCGACCATGCAATATGCCGCTCGACAAACTCAGCTTGATTGAACTCGAAACGATAAGCATTTTCCGCGCTAGTCGAAACGTATTTACCACTTGCACTAGTCGGGGCCATTTGACCATAATGCAGCGGAACGCTGCCACCCCAATAGTCCCAAATATCCATCAATTCAACGGGTTGCGTCATCCAGCGAGTAACCGCGCCGCCAGTCAGAACAGCGACAGTCTCAGGCAGATATTTGAAATCAAAGGCAGAATTATACGCGCAAGCAATTACACGATGGCCTTTGGCTTGCAGATTCGCAATCTGCGAATTGTATTCTTCTCGAACGTCCATAATATTGCCGGGGCGAATCAGATGCGAATAAGCATCGTCAAAATAATGGCCCAGCTTTTCAGCGAAGAAAGGAACATCATGGCGGAACGATTCGCGGATAACATACGAACCCCGGCCATATTCACGGCCTTTGCGGTCATGGATTTTCCATGCAATGTCAAACGCAATACGTTTTTTCATGGTGGTTTCAATGTCGGTGGTCACGAACAGAGTGGGCATCTTAGTCATTTGCAGGTTTCCTTGTTTGCTGCGTCATTGAAACTTATATAACCCGATTCGTTGGGGTATGCAAGTGTTATTTTTGCTAACAAAATCAAGCACTTGCGGGCCGGGGCGCCACTGCCCGCAACTCTTTGAAGTTGCGGGCTTTTTAGCTGCACAGTGTGAATGGGCACACTAGGGGGACTGACCTATCCCCTCGCGCTAGGCTTGCTACATTTGGTCAAATCGCAAGCCGTGCAGCTAAAAACTCTCAGTAAACGATTCGCGGATGGCCCTCGATAATGGTATACAGGTAGTAGCCTTCGTCAAGCAACGCCTCAATAGATCCGTCGAAATCCTCGTTAATTACTTGACTCCAATAGCCCATGTTTTGCAGAACACATTGACGCACCATTTCTTGAATATCACTAGGGTCAGTGATATTCTCGATATAATCCACATAGCAGGCGTCGCCACTATCGCTCCAAACTACCGTGTATTTCATTTTAGTTGCTCCAATTGTTGTTTACTTCATTCGTCGGCGTAGCCCACACGTCAAAGGCGGCCACACCAAATTGTTTAGCCTCAGCCTTGGCCTTGGCGATGCCTTCGGCAGCGCGACCAACCCAAGTAAACGCACGAACCACGTTGCCCGCCGAGTCTTCCACCCAGATAACGAAACGTCCAGTCATTTGTCTATCTCCTTGCTGATGAATTATTTATACGGTGATTCGCTGTCTAGTGCAAGCAGAATCTTTAGTAAGCAAATCAAACACTTAGCGCCTGCGGCGCCGCCTTGCCTAACCCATTGGTTAGGCAAGGCTATTTTTAGTAAGTTGCTCCTTCCACATTTGACCCATACACAGGACCATTTTCTCGAATCTTCAAATCCTCATAAGGACCGATAACGACTCGGTTAAGTTCCATTTTCGCGCATTCAAGTGCGCCAACCATTTCATTAACTACAGCATAGCTAAGTCCATTAGCAACGATATAGTTATTGATAAAGGTCGAAACAATAAAGTTCAACTCTCCAGCATTCTGCGGAACAAAGTCTAGCTTTTCATCTCCGAGAATAGCTTCCACGATATTGCGTTGTTGAGCGGGGATATACGGCATTTACTTAACCTTTCTCATTTGCATTGCAAGATTAGAAGCAGGACGCTTTTTCATTTCAGCGGCAAGAGCAACAAACGCACCTTGCAGCAGGTTATTCGTGTCAATCCATTTCCACAGATGATGATGCGTAAACGCAACATCTGAGATACCATTCGGCATAGTTGATTTGCACTTGCCTACAGCATACACCGGCTTATTCATACCATAGGCCATGCCAATCTCAACAAGTGCGCCACGCTGTTCTTCGCTTTCGGATTCTGCATACAGCAGCACAAAGTCACTATCCCGAACATCTTCATAGCACATTTGCCAGAGTTTATCTTTCCGGTTCTGCACTACATCAGAGTCTTGTTCAAGGTCAATCCAACGGGCGTTAACTGGCAGGCCGTGGTCATCACGCAGAGCACGAAACTTGTTAGCGTGCCAAACCTTTCCGGCGGGGTAGAATTTCAGTCCCATGTCTTTCTCCCTTGCTGATGAATTATTTATACGGTGATTCGTCTGGCTGTGCAAGCACTATTTTCAGTAATCAATTCAATGCGTTATGGTAGGCAGCGCCCCGCCCGCTAACTCGTTGATTTTGCTGGGTTGTTGACCTGCTGCGGACTTGAACCGCACACCCCCTCTGCAAAGTTGTCAAGTAGTTGCAGCTTCCTTGACAGGGCGGCACCATGCGCAGGCCATATAGGATGGCGGGGCAGCGAACCGCCCCACCTTACGATTCTTAAAGCGCGATGGCGCTTAGCCTTCCGCGGCTTCCTCGGCGTCTCGATACGCTTCGTCCAGAGCCATGCGATTCGACTCGGCCTGACTCGCGAACGCGATCAGGAGTTGAATCGCTTCCTTCGTCGCGGGCATCAGCCCATCAACCGAGAAGTTGACCAGCGACTCGAGTTCAAGCAGAAGTTCCTTTTTGGTCGGACCTTCCGCCTTGGCAGCCTTGGCAGGCTTGGCTTCGGCAACATACACACCTTCCCGCACCAGCTTGGAACGGACCGACCGCACCGGGCGACCAACCGCCTGAGCAATTTGTTCAAGGCCCTCATTGCCGAGTTCAGCATACATGCTGAGAACGGTCTGGACCATTTCATCAGTATAGTTCACTTTGGTTTTCGCTTCGGTCATCGCGTTTCCTTTCCTGTTTGCGCTTCCGATAAGACAGTTATAGGTGATTCTCGGGCGAGGTGCAAGCGGAATCTTACATCAGCACGTAGATAATAGTGTTTAGAATCAAGCACTTGCGCGCCGGGGCGCCGGGGCGACTAACCCCTTGTTTTTATTCACCTTTCAGTCTAGCGTTTGCAGTATGTGCATTGATGCAGCGAACGCCAATATTACGCATTTTGGCAATAACAGGATTTGCATCATCCCACATATAGATTGGCAGTCCGCGGAATTGACGCAGATTACGCAGACGCTGAATCTTGCGTGCTTTCAGGTCGGCGTCACGAATATGATTTTCCGAACCATCCAGAGGCCGGCACATTACCATGTGCGCGCTAATGCCATGATGGGCCAGATAATCGTAATCATCTTGATTCATTGCACGCGCGGTGCAAATGACAACATAGTTGGTAACGCGACACAGCGATTTAAAAACGCTGGCGAGAGGCAGCAGAGTATCTGCAAAGATATTCTCGCGATTCTTGAGTTCAAAATACCTAGCCAGATTCAGAGTCCCGTCAGAGTTGTTAGGGGTCCGATGACGAGAATCAATCAGCGTTTCGTCAAGGTCCCAGACTGTGATGCGCTTGAAGGACATGTCTTTATCTCCTGTTGATGCTTATGTATAGCCCGATTCGTTGTGGCTTGCAAGAGAAATGTTTTGTGTAAAATCAAACGGTTAGCGCCTGCGGCGCCGGGGTTGCTAACCACTTGTTTTTATTTGATGTTTTGATATAGATTGCGAAAATAGAAAGTTTAAGCTTCTGCGC